AGAGGCAGCATGATGCTACGTGGACCGCTCCACCTTCCTTTTTCTCACAGTTGAACCTTCCACATCGTCAGGAAGCTTGCCCCTTTACGCTTGGGCTGTAGCTCCTCGATGACGTGATATCGCACCTTGCCGATCGTCTTCTGGTAGCCCACCGCCTGTAGCTGGCGGCTGCCGGTGAGGTGTTCCTTCGTGACAATGTCCGGGTGCTCGACGATCGACCTGATGCGCTTGAAGTCATCCCGTGTCACCGCGACCTGCGGTGGCGATAGGCGCGCCTCGGTGGCCGGGTTGCCGTGGCGCTCGATCGTCTTGCGGACCTCGTCGGAAGCCATCTTCCGCTTCCAGCCCGCCATGTTAATGCCGGTCGCGGCGTGGACTTGGCCGGCATTGCTCACCGCACCGAAGAAGGCCCGGCGCTTGCTCTTGGTGTTGTCCAGGGCGTTGTCGACGAAGGACTTCATCCGCTTCGGGCCGGGCCACCGCGAGATCGGTGGGTGGCCCTTCTGCCTGGGGGCCGCCTTCCGCTCAGCCCCGGTCTCGATCCATTTCCCGCCAGGCCCGCGCGGCTGGCTCGGGTTGAAATGGCCCTTGCCGCTACCGTTTCGCCCGCGGCGTCCGCGGCGCTTGTCCTCGACGAAAGGGCATGCGGCCGGTCGGCCCACCTCCATCCTGGGTCTCGCCCGGGGCCGGGTCGTCCTTGAACTGGTCGAACCTCTCGGGGCCCAACACGATCTTGCCGCGGTACGGCTCGACGCCTGCTAGGTCGACCGTGGCCTTGGTCAGGGAAATGTGCGGCTGGAAGTCCGGGTACTCGTTGGTCGCCCCGGCCCGCATGATCTGCTCGTGCCGCCAGGTCAGGACGGACGAGGTGAACAGCAGCACCGCGGTCATGCCGCCGAGCGGTTCGACGATCCGGACGCCGCCCGGGGCCACGGTGACGTCGCCCTTGTCGTTGCTGTTCCAGTCGCCGTCGATCTTCATCCAGTCGATCTGCGTCCGGCTGGCCGCGATCGTGACGTGCAGGTCGGGCAGCAGGTCGGTGATGCCCTGCGCCTTGGCCCAAGCCGCGATATCGACGGCGTTCACGACCGGCCGGCTAACGTAGAGCGTCCGCGGCGCAGCGTCGCCGATCGGCTTGCCGGTGGCCGGGTCGATCTTCGACGCCGCCGGGTCCGCCTCTGGGTCGACGGCCGGGGCATCCGGCTCCTGCCAATCCGGTTCCTCCAGCAGCCCGGCCTCATAGTCGGCCATCGCCGCCTCGATGCCGGGATAGGTCCCGTCCTCGGTGAGCTGGTTGGGCACCACCTTGGCCAGCACCGCCGGCGGCAGCAGGTCGTTGATGGCATAGATCTGCGTCGCCTGCGCCTTCTGCAGCGCCACCGTGGCGCGCTCGGCCTCGCTGGGCTGCCAGAGCGGCGCCCACTGGTAATGCACCTCGTCCGGGCGGTCGCCCAGCGCGTCGCGGATCAGCGCCTCGTCCAGCCGGGCCAGGTTCGGAGCCAGGTCGTTCGCCTGCATCGAGGCGATCATGTCGTAGTAGTTCCGGATGTCGCCGTCGCCGGTCGCGTTCAGCCCGGCCGGGGATTGGCCCAGCAGCCGGGTCGCGGGGATGTCGGCGGCACCGGCGGCGATCTGCAGGTATTCGCGCAGGATGTCGGGCAGCTGCGCGAAATTGACCTGCCGGGTGTCCCAGACCTCAAGCGCGTCGCGCACCACGGTCTGGTACAGCGACTTCATCTCGGCGGCCAGGGCGTAGCGCTTCCGCACCGCCGCCTCGCCCTCCGACGTGGTCAGGTGCGTGAACAGGTTCGGGATGCCGATGGAATCGGTCTTCGCCTCGGTCAGCAGCGAGGCAATGGTCTGCGCCGCGAGCCCGGCCTGGCGCACCGCATCGCCGACGCTCTGCAGGATGCTGTCGCCCCAGCCCTGCTGCCCGTCATCGAACGGATCCGGCGTCGGCTGGCCGATGAACTGGATCACGCGCGACGGGTGGATCTGGATCTGCTGCCGGTCGCGCCCGATCGGGATCTGGTAGAGGGCCGGCGTGCCGAAGAACGGCGATTCCGGGTCCCATTCGAGTTCGCTGGTACCGAGCCGCCAGCGCGGGAAGACGTGCAGGTACCGGATGCCGCCCTTCGCGACGGCGTCAGGGTCGAACGGCTTGCCCGGATCCGCTGCACCATCGCCGATCAGCAGCGCTGCGCCGCCGTAGAGCCGCCCCAGCTGCATGGCCCGCCGCACCTTGGCCCGCACGCCCAGCCGACGCTCGGTGTTCTCGATCGCCTGGATCTGCTCGTCCTCGGCCTGCCACGCCCGCCACTCGCGGGTCGCATCGTTCGGCGGGATGTCGACCACCTTCCGGGCGATCCAGTCGCCGCGGTACGCCGCATCCAGGTTGGCCCGGTCCATCGCTCGCATGGTCCAGAACAGCGACATCGCCTTGTCGATGTTCGTGCCCATGCCGGAGGCCAGCGAGCTGAGGGTGTCGCCGATCAGCTGCATTCAGACCGCCCCCAACAGATCGTAGGTGTTTCGCCGCAGCCCCTCCACGGCGTACCGCAGGGCGTCGATGACGTGGTTGTGCTTGTCGGCCAGCACCGGCAGCACTTCGCCGGTGAGCGGATCGACCTTCCAGCTGTAGAACGTCAGTTCGTCCGCGGTGTGCCGGCAGTCCGGATGCACCACGATGTCGTAGTTCTTCAGGAACTCGATGCCGTCCTCGACCGACCCTGCGCCTTTCAGCGCGGCCCCGACATTGCCGAAGCCGTGGTGCTGCATGTAGCTGATCGTCTCGGGCCGCGAGCTGTCCGCCGTGATCGGCCACCGGCGCGAACCTGGGATCGTGTCGAACAGCGCCGGGGTCCGGTCGATCTCGACGCCGACCTTGTAGGCCTCGCGGTCGACGAACAGGGTCCGGCCGACGATGAAGGCCCGCACCAGCACGGTCGGGTCCACGCTGAAGCCCCAGTCGGCGCCGAAGTAGAACCGGGCGTCCGGCGGGGTCTCGAACTCCTCGACCCTCCAGTTCTTGAACACCCGCGCCTCGCTGTTGCGCAGGTAGGCACCGCCCCAGATGTGCGCGAACTTCTCGGGGTCGCGCTGGCGATCCCACTCCATGTCGCCCTGCAGCACCGGCGGGAAGAACGGGTTGTCGTCCCAGTTCACCTGGCGCACCAGCGACCGCGGCGGCGGCCCGGCCTTGCCCCGGAACATCGCGTCGACCGGGTCGGTCGGGTGCTCCGGGTTCCAGGTGAACCAGATCTCGGACCCCGGCTTGCGGATCGTCGGGATCAGCAGGTCCAGGCTGCGCTGGCTGACCTTGTTCGCCTCCTCGACCCAGGCGATGTCGATGCCTTCGGTCGACTTCACCGCATCGGCGTTGGTCCGCAACCCGGCGAACAGGAACAGCGAGCCGTTGGCGCCGCGGATCTCCGTGTCCGTGGACTGGAAGAACCCGCGGAACCCGGCCTCCTCGATCTTGTCGTCCAGCAGCCGCTTGACCGAGTCCCGGATCGACTTCTGGATCTCGCGGGCGCACAGGATGCGCAGCGGCCGTTCCCGGGCCTTGACCACCAAGGCGAACGCGAAGCTGTGCGACTTTGCCGAGCCTCGCCCCCCGTAGGACGCCCGGTACCGCGCCTCGTCCTGGAACAGGAAGTCGAAGGCCTCGGGGATCTGGACGGTCGGCATCAGCCCTTCTTCGGTCTCACGAACTCGATGCGCAGCGTGTTGTCCGTCTCGATCGGGCCGCCGCCGGGCCCGCCCAGTCCGACCTGATCCCGGAACGCCTGCACGCCGACGTGCTTGCCGATCAGCTCGACCCGCTTGATCCGGTCCGAGAGCCTGATCTTGCGGACCAGGCCGAGCACAGCGCCGTCGGTCCGAAGTTCCTCGACCTCGACCCCGGCGACCAGACCCTTGCGCCAGATCTCCGGCCATTCGCGGATCGGCTTCAGCCCACCGTGCTCGTCGTACAGGTCGGCCATATCGGCCTCGGCTTCCGCTTCCAGGCGCTTCAGCACCCAGTCGGCGTCGATCTGCGTCCGCTTTGACCTGGCGGCGATGCCGGCCTCGACGAACGCCGCTACCTCTGGCTCAGTCAGAAGCCGGCTGGCCGTGGAGCGATCGCGCGATTCGGCATAGCCCGCTCGAACCGCTGCCTTGGCGCCATTCAGGTCGACCAAGTATTCCTCGGCGAACCGGAGCTTTCTGCCGGTCAGCGCCACGGCCCAGTCCTCCAAGAACGCATGAAAATGCCCGGCGCGGATGAACCGGCCGGGCTGCTCTCGCAAGAATCGCGAGTGTGCTCTTGCTGCCATGAACAGGAATTTCCTGTCAAGCGGGAAATTTGTAATGGTCGGCGAGGACATCCAGGGCGGTGGTCAGCAACGCAGTAAGCGCCTGTCCGTTCTGCCCCGTCCTGCCGGCGATGTCGCGCAGGGTCTGGTCCTCGACACATACCGCCAGCACCAACGGTGACAGGCGAGGCCCGAGCGCCACCATGGCGAGGCGGAACGCGGTCGCGGCGGCTATGCGCACGTCGGCATAGCCTGCCGCTGCGCCTGCTCGAATCCCCGGCGCCTTCTCCCCGTCCTCGTCCCGGGCGCCGATGATCCCGAATGCATGATCGGCGTAGAGCTTCCGGCCCGCCTCGCACTGCCGGGCCGTGACGATCTTCCGAGCGGCGTAGCGCTCAAGCGGCGGCTGGGCATACCGCCGCTTCACGCCGGCTGCGGCCGTCTCGATCTCGACCAAGTCCATCCGGCTGCGCTGCCAGTCGATCGGCTCCATCGCCGTCGCGGCTCGGGTGCTCTGGCGCCGCTGCTGGGCGACCCGTCGAGACGCGCGCTCCGCCATCTCGACCGCCGCCGCGAGGCCCGGCGCTACCTCGTCGGTGACGTCCTCGGCGATCGGCCAGCCCTCGGCCGACTGCTCGACCCGGAAGAACCGACAGGACCCCGTCGCCGCGTCCCAGGCCGACCAGAGGCGCAACCGTTCGCCCAGGTCGGGCCGCCGCTCAGCGAGTGCTGTCACCCCGGAAGGCAGCCGGACCGCGATCGACGAAAGCTCGAGCGCCAAGTCCATCATGACCGTCCTCGCCGCAGATGCTTGCCCTTGGTGCGCACTGTCCTGCAGATCTGTCGGGCCCTCGGCGGCAGGAACGTCAAGACCCAGCCGTCCGGCCGCGCCACCACCAGCACGGTCACTCCGCCGACCTTCGCGAGCCGCAGACCGTTACCGTCGCCGTCCCGCTTCAGCAGCACCGATCTGCCGAGGCGGATCTGGGCCTGCAGTGTCAGCAGATCGGCTTCAGTCAGCGCCAGGCCGTAGCGCTCCATGGCCCGCTGGATGGCGTGGCCACTCATGCCGCAGCCCCGTTGCCAATTGTTGCCGAGGCGCCGCTGCCGTCCCGCATCTCCCGGTCCACTGCCCGGATCGCCTTCAGCCCCTCGACCGGGTCGGCCAGGAACGCTTCCCGCAGCCGCATCGCCTCGGCCCCGGTGCGCTTCCTGGCAACGCGGCCCAGCACCTCGTGGACGTAAGGCCCGTCCGGCATGTCCAGGATCGACTTCCCGGCCGGCGCCGCAGCTGGCTTGGCAGGTGGCCTGCCCTTGGCATCGAGCGCCGAGACCACGTCGCCCTCCATGGCGCTGAGCCTGTCCCTGGGCTTGTGCCCCTTGGCCTTCAGCTTGGCGTTGACCGCGTCGAACACGGGCCGGCACAGCGCTGGCGTTGCCCCGGCCTCGACCAGCCGCTGGGCCGTGACGTGGTCGGTCTGGTTCGGCCAAGCCCTGGCCTGCGCCTCTCCGAACACCGTGGCCCGGCTCTGGTCGAACTCGGCGATGACCGCCACGGCGTCGTCGTCGCCTCGGGCCGATTTTTCGCGCGTCGCGGAATTTGTAACGGACGACGACGTATTCTTTCTTTCTTCCTGTCCCTGTCCCTGTCCCTTGGGATCTTTGAGGGAGTCCTTGCGGGATCGCTGTTGGATCGCTGCGGGATCGCTTAGGGAATGCTCGGGGGATTCCTTTTGGGTTTCCTTAAGCTGTCCCTGTACATGCCCTGAAGGAGGCGTTGACCCAAGCTTTTCCGCCGTTCTGCCTCCTTCCACTCGGCCAGATACAGAGCGTCCGCCGCCCCCTCTGCCGGCGTCCGCCTTGGACGCGTTTTCCGAATTCCGTCCCCAACGGGCTTCATTGCCTTTTCGGCTCCTTTCGCGCTGTTGCAGCTTTTTCTCCCAAGCTTCGAGGGATTTTTCGGCGACGACGGGGTGGTACCAGCGCCCATCCGAGCACAGGACCCAGCCGTACAGGGCGCCGTCGCGGACCTTCTTCCAGCCCTTCGCGTCGCGCCCGAACTCCGCCAGACGGGCCATGGCGACATCGTCGTTCGGGATGGAGCCGGCCGGGACCTGGTGGAAGCTCTTCAGCCAGAGCGTGACGCCGGCGCGCCATTCGGCATCACCAGAGCGCGCATGGAACTCGCTGCCGAACAGACGGACGATGTCCACCGGCATGAATTGGAAGTCGCGCAGATCGACGTCGGC